AGGGCCTATGGGACGGCGACTACCAGCCCCGCGCCCGATCCACTATGCAGCGTTTCGCGGCTATCGCCATGCAAGCCGCCGAAGACCAAAACAACAACACACATTGGGAGGAAACAGACAATGAGTTCTAAGCAAGCCGTCGCAGCAGCACTGGCCATGTTGACCGAGTGCGGGCTGGTTAAGGTTGGCCCTGAAGACAATCTCGAAGACAAGGTCAGCGTGTGGCACCTGGTCCTTGGGGATGTCGTTAGCGACGGTGTGCTTAAGGATGCTACGTTAGCCGTCTGTAGGGCAGTTGAAAAGCAGTATGGGGTTATTACCCCACGTGACCTTATGGCGGCGGCTGAGCGGCTTCGCAAGGGCCGTATCCGTGAAGTGTGTAAGCGCACACCTATTCCGGTTGGTGACCGTGACGCCGTGGACCAATGCGCCTATGCGCGCGGCTGGCTGTGGGCTGTTGGTGAGGGTTTGAGTCTTGAAGAAGCTGACCGTAACGGGCTAGCGGCTGTTATGTGCTACAAGGCGGTTGAGGGTAGGGAACCTGAAACCCGCCCTGAGCGTCTTCTAAGCCGCCTTAGCGAGGCTATTAAGCCCGATAAGGTACCCTGGTTAGGGTACGTTGATAAAGTCCCCGTAAAACGGCTTACAGCGGCTTCTAGCGGCGATGAGGATGTAGACCCGGCACAGGTGGAAGCAGTCAAAGCAAAACTACAAGCACTAGCCGGTTCGCACGTAGTACCCGAATAAACAACATGGCCACAAAGGAAGCAGGTATCGCCCTTTGTGGCCATGACTGTTTGTGTATACAATAAACGCGACGGCGAAAAGGGTCTCACCTCCTCCCCCAATCGCCGCCGCCCCCACACAAAGGCGTGTGGATGAGAAAAGGGTCTAGGCTTAACTCCACCTAGACCCTTTTCTCTATTCAGCTTGGCTTATAAAAGCTGGAAGCTGGTCACATACATAAAGCCGTCTTCGCCGCGTTGCAGCTGGCAGTCCATGTATTTCTTCTCGATCCCGTCTTGCGTGTAAACATGCACCGGGTAGTTGATATACATGATGCCGGTTTGGGGGTCTTGCCATTCGCGAGACTGTGCCTTGTTCTTCAACAGCCAGAAGCCGCCGGGATACAGTTTCTCGCCGTACTCTGAGCAAATCTTACGGGCGCTCTTGGGCACGCCGGTAGGAATACTGGTTGGGGTGGCGCTGGTGGCTACGGTTGGCTCAGGTGAAGCGCTAGCGGTGGTTGTGGGCGTCGGCGCGGACGCGCTAACGGTTGGGGTTGGGGTTGGCTGGCTCTTGCCAGTGTCCTTACCTGCCAACACTCCCACTAAAGCCAGGAAGCAAGCCACGATTACCGCAAAAGCGACAGCATAGAACACGGTGTTAGCTACCTTGTTAGGGCAGGGAGAATTAAGCCAGATAATCAGGCGGTTGTATAGGTTTTTCATGCCCTAATTATATCAAAGCCCCCACGCGTGCAATGTGATATGTAACACTTGCGCGTTGGTTGATTCTTACCCTCCACCCCGATAAAATTAAGACACACGAAAGGAGCAACATGTTAACCGAAACAGAACAAGACAAGATAGCGCAAGCCATGCAAAAACCCGCGCTGCTATCCAGTGACGCATCCGACCTGGCTTGGAGTGTCCTATTGGCCGGACGTTACGTAAAAAAAGCGGCCATTATTAAAGGCGGCGAATACACCTTTAAAGCACACCCTAGCGCCAATCACGCTTTAAAACACCTAGATAACTACGCGGCCCTATGGTTAGACAACGGCGACATGCTGGTAATTACCCCCACGGTCACGAGCTGTTGTTCCGACAGTAGGTTTAGCGAGTTTTACATGGCGCAAGCCTCAGCGGTTGGAGACTCGAACAACCGCATTGTTGACGCCTATATGACCGGTAGCGACACATACGGGTTCGAAGAATACACTCAGTACGAGTACACGCTATATGTGCGTCTTGAAACCGGCCACGTCGGCGTGTCTCTGGTTAGTGCCATGAACGCATACGAGCTTGAACACGACGCTCACGCGTTCGAAGCTCGCCTTATCGAGGGCGAAAACCACTCAAACCCCGACCTGGCACGCACTGAGGCATTGTTAGAGTTAGCCAAAGAACACAGGCTTTTTGAAAGCGCAATTGGTAGTGACGGGTACGCAACCGTAACAGATAAAGCTAACGATCCCATATGGGGCGGCATGTTACGTAAGGCTCTCCGGGAAAGCGGTATCACAGACCTTTTAGAAGCAGACCTTAACAAATGGCTGCCTAAACCGTATCGGGCTGTGGCCTCAATCGCGCAAGGGCCGGATAAAGACATTTACACTGTGAGGATTGAAAAGGACGGGCCTAGCGATGATGACAGCCAGTGAAGCTCTAGAAGTGCACCTGGCTGAGCTGCAACGCAGGTTTAGCCGCATCGGCGGTAGTGGCTGGCAAGACAAAGCCACATGTAAAGGGTTACCCCTGGACCTGTTCTACCCGGAAGACTCCACCGAACGAGTTAACACCGACAAGGTTATTAACGGCCTTTGCAAGCATTGCCCCGTGAAAAACGAGTGTTTACAAATGGGGCTTTTGGAGGGCATACCCCCTTTCGGGTTGCACGGTGGCCGAACCTCAACAACCCTACGTAAACTAGCGCCATATAGGGAGAAAATCATGAACCCACGCACACCTAAGCCAGACGAATTAGCACACATTATCGAAACTCGCCTACACCTGACTAACCGCGAAGCGTGGCTAGCTAAGCTGGAAGCCACACAAGCTATTGATCCACGCACCAAGCGGGAAAAGCGTATCGAGAAACTACTAAACGAAATCATGGAGCTTAAAAAGGAACTAATGCGATCTTTGGAGGTTGCGTTAGGTATCTATGAAGCGCCTATTGATAGTACACAGAACAAGGAGTGAACACACATGGGACATAAGTTAGAGTTTGACGAAGTCAAGCACCGCTACACGCTTGACGGTGAAAACATCCCGTCCGTGACTACGATTCTTGGGGCTGGTTTCCCTAAGCCGTATTTGATGTATTGGGCCGCTAAAATGGTTGCTGAGGCGGCGGTGGATGAGGCCGAAAACATTGCCCGCACCTTGGAGGTGCGCGGCGGCGACGCGCGCGGGGACCTCATTAACCGCCTCAAGTCCGCGCCGTGGCGTTACCGTGACAGCAAGGCCCGCAAGGGAACCGCTGTGCACTCGCTGGCTGAACAGTTGGTTAACTGGGAGGAAATCGAACCCGCCCCCGAGTTAAGGCCCTATCTTGACGCCTACCTAACGTGGCTATACGATAACCCGTCTTTTGAGGTTATCGCCACTGAGGTTCCCGTCGCCTCTACGTTGTACGGCTATGCGGGTACCGCTGACCTTATCGCCAAGTTTGAGGGCGACGTCTGGTTGTTCGATCTGAAGACCTCAAACAGCGTGCATGGTGAGTATTTCATGCAGTGCGCAGCATATGCCAATGCCGACTATTACAAAGGCCCTGACGGCAAGCTGTATCCAATGATCCCCGTTGATCGGATCGGGGTTATTCACCTAACCCCGCATGAAGCCACGCTCTACCGTGGCCCTGAAATTAAGGATGCTTGGAAGGTGTTCCTCGCCATCAAGGCTGTAGCCGACCGTGTCAAAGAAATTAACTCTTGGGTTTCAACCAAAAAGGATAAGAAAGGATCGAAGAAGTGAGCGAACAGGCTCTCGCCACCGTGGATAACAAGAACGACTATGAGGCGCGCGCCCTCGCTGTACAGGCTGGGCTTGAAGCGTTTGACACCTCACTACTGGCCGCTAAGGCTATTGCGGACAAACTCGCCTATACCGAGTTTGTGCCTAAAGCTTGGTCTGGCAAAGCGCCTGAACTGGCCGTGGCGATTGTGAAGGGCGCGGCTATGGGTATGGACCCGTTTACCGCCGCTAACGCCCTGTATGTGGTTAATGGCCGTCCGGCGATGTACGCCGAAACCATGGCCGCCCTAGTGAAGGGCGCCGGATATGAAATCTGGTCCGAAGAAACCACGGACGATAGCGTAACCGTCTGTGTCTCTAAGAAGGGTTCAGAAATTATCCACAACGCTACCTGGACTATTGAGCGAGCCCAGAAAGCCGGGTATATGTCAAACAAGCGCTATGCGACGAACCCACAACAGATGCTTTATGCTCGCGCGTTGTCTGAGGCGTGCAAGCGTGCCGCACCCGAAGTACTGGCCGGGCTGTCTAGCGTTGAAGAAGAAAGCATAAGCGTTGGCGAGGCTGAGGTTAAGCCCATGCAGCGTAAACGCAAACCAGCTAAGGTTAAGCCGAACGATGTGTCCGAAGCTGACGCCGCCCCGGTTGTTGGTGGGGCTATCTACGAAGAAGCCGAGATTATCGAAGAAGAAAGTGAGGAAACTAAATGAGCACGTTCGCTACTTGGGCTGTGATTATTTGGGCCGCCCCGTTCGTGTGGTTCTGTATTCTAGCCGCCGCCGCCTATG